CGTGGCCGTCGGGACGATCATCGCGAAGGTGAGCGACTTCCGCGCGTTCGAGCACGTTGACTGCCTGTGGGCCGATTGGACGACGATGGTGCCGCAGGCTCGTGAGGCTCACGTTCCGGGCCTGCTGATCGTCGGATGGAGCGACGTGGTGCGCTACTGCGACGCAGCGAAGATCGGGCCGCTGAACCTCATCGTCGGACAGCTGGGCCCGTTGGTGCGAATCCAGGCCGGCAAGCTCTCGCCGGTGACGGAGGGCGTGCGGTGGTAGGGCGGTCAGGCTCGGTCACCATCAACCGGCTCGCGCAGGCATTGGCGATGGCGCACGGGATCCCGTTCGAGCGAGCGCGCGAGACGGTGCGGCTCGTGTTCGCCGCGATCCGCGATGACTTGGAAGCGGCGCAGAGGTTCGTGTTGCCGGGCGTCCTGATCATTGAGAAGGCGCCCGACGGCGCGCGGAAGTCGCATCGCGTGCGGTTCGTCTTGCGTGAGCGCCGGCGGGCGGCGGAACGAATCGCGCGCTACCGTGCCCGCCAAGGCTAAGGTCAGCCTCGCCCTGCACCCTCGGCAGTCGGCGGCGCTCGAATCGTCGGCGACCGAAATCCTCTACGGCGGGGCTGCAGGCGGAGGCAAGTCCCACCTGATGCGCGTCGCCGCGATCGTGTGGTGCGCGGCAATCGCGGGCATCCAAGTCTACCTCTTCCGCCGCGTCAGCGACGACCTCGTCAAGAACCACGTCGAGGGCCCGCAGGGACTGCGAGCGATGCTTGCGCCGTGGGTCGAGGGCAAGCTGGTCGAGATCGTCGAGGGCGAGATCAGGTTCTGGAACGGCTCGAAGATCTACCTCTGCCACTGCAAGGACGAGAAGGACGTCTACAAGTACCAAGGCGCGGAGATTCACGTCCTCCTGATCGACGAGCTGACGACCTTCACCGAGTTCATCTATCGCTTCCTGCGCTCGCGGGTGCGGATGGTCGGGATCAAGCTGCCCGAGCGGTTCGTTGGCGACTTCCCGCGCATCCTCGCGTCGAGCAACCCGGGCAACATAGGGCACCACTGGGTCAAGGCGATGTTCATCGACGCGTGCATGCCGATGCAGGTGCGCGAGATGATCGGCGAGGGCGGGATGCGGCGGCAGTACATCCCCGCGAAGCTCGACGACAACCCGTCGATGGCGGCGAATGACCCGAGCTACCGCGAGCGGCTGCGCGGTCTTGGCGCGCCGGCGCTGGTCCGTGCGATGGAAGACGGAGACTGGGACGTCGTGGTCGGGGCGTTCTTCCCCGAGTGGTCGCGGGCGCGGCATGTCGTGGCCCCTTTCTGGCCGCCGGCGACGTGGACGTCGTTCGTGTCGTTCGACTGGGGCTCGGCGCGGCCGTTTTCCGTCGGGTTCTGGACGGTGGCGAATGGCACGGCTCTTCCCGACGGTCGTCGCTTCGCCCGCGGGGCGCTGATCCGATGGGCGGAGTGGTACGGCATGCGCGAGGGCGCGCCCAACGAGGGCTTGCGGATGGTCGCCGAGGATGTCGGGGCGGGCATCCGATCCCGCGAGGCGGAGTTCGCGACGCGCGGCATCAAGATCGCCTACCGAGTGGCTGACCCGTCGATCTTTCGTGAGGACGGCGGGCCCTCGCTGGCCGAGCGCATGAAGGTCTCGTTCATGCCTGCGGACAACGAGCGCATCGCGGGTTGGGACCAGCTGCGAAGCCGTCTGATCGGTGATGGCGACGGTAACGCCATGCTGCTGGTTACCGAGAACTGCTACGACTTCATTCGCACACTGCCAGCGGTGCAGTCGGATAGGGTCAGGTTCGACGACGTCGACACCGATGGCGAGGACCACGCGCCGGACGACGGCCGCTATGCGTGCATGTCGCGGCCGTGGGTGAGGGCGGTTTTGGAACCGAAGCCGACCAAGACGCTCGCCACGATGACGCACAGCGAATTGATGCGCGAGCACGATCGGCTCGCGCAGCGGAGGCAGCGCATATGACCCAGAACGTCGGCAGCCCGAAGAACGTCACCGCGACGGGCGTCGTCTGGTCGGCCCCTGGCTACCTGCTCGGCGTGCTGGTCAATGCGTCGTCGTCGGGTACGCTGACGCTCTACGACAACACCGCGGCTTCGGGCACCAAGATCGCCACGACCCTGTCAGTGACCGCCGGGCAGTACGTGCCGATCCCCGCGGCGCTCGCCGTCGGGCTCCATTGCACGATCGGCGGGACGGCGGACGTCACGTTCTTCATCGGCATCTGATGTCCGAGGCGACCACGGTCCAGGTCGAGAGCCTGGACGAGTTCAGCCGCGACCCGAAGGGGACGCAGGCCCGATGGGTCGCCGAGGTCAAGCTCGCGCAGAAGGAGTTCGCGAAGTACCACGAGCGCTGCGCGAAGATCGAACGTCGGTATCGCGCGGAGTCGGAGGTCGAGGGGCACGAGCTCGGCCGCGGGCGGCTCCAGCTCATCTGGTCGACGGTGCAGACGCAGATTCCGGCGGTCTACCAGTTCCCGCCCGAGGTCGAGGTCTCGCGCCGGTTCAAGACGAAGGATCGCGTCGCCCGCGCGGCGGCGCTGATGCTTGAGCGCTACCTGTCCGTCGACGCCGACCGCGACCAGATTGGCGACGAAACGCTGCTGGTGCTGCTCGATCGCCTGCTCTGCGACATGGGGCAGATGTGGATCGACTACGAGCCCGTCATCGGCAAGATGAGGCAGCCTGTCGCAGTCACGCAACAGGCGGGCGGCTGGCAGACGGCGGGCGGGCAGCCGTATTCCGGGCCGCCGCCGCAGGCGCAGCAGGTCGCCGCGCCGTTTGGCGCACCGCCGGGCCCGGATGGTCAGCCGCGGATGTCATCCCCGATTATGGGTGAGCAGGAGTTCGATGCGGTCGTCGACTGCCGGGCGCCTGCGGTGCATCTCAACCTCGAAGATTTCCTGCACTCGCCGGCGCGGAAGTGGCGCGAGGTCCGGTGGGTCGGTCGGCGCCGGTTCTACACCCGCGACGAGTGCGCGGAGAAGTTCAAGGACGGGATGAAGTCAATGGGCTGGAAGCCCGCGGACATCCCGCTCACGCAGAAGGCGAAGCTCAGCGAGGACGACGAGCAGAAAACCGGCGACCTGTTCAAGCGCGCCGAGGTGTGGGAGTTGTGGGACGACGAGAACATCTACTTCGTTGTCGTCGCGATGAGCGTCCCGCTGGAGATTCGCCGGCGGCCGGTCAGGCTGCAATCGACGCGCTGGCCGTGTCCTCGGCCCTACTACGGCACGATGACGAACCGAAGCCTCGTGCCGGTGCCGTCGTTCGTGCAGTGGCAGGAGCTTGCCGACGAGGTCGACGATCTCACTGGTCGGATCGAGGCGCTGACGCGCGCGATCAAGATCATCGGCGCCCGCCCGGCCGAGATGGAGGAACTGGACAAGCTCTTCGACGACACCGTCGACAACGAGTTCATCCCGGTGGCGAACTGGGCGCAGTTCCGCGACCTCGGCGGTCTGGAGGCGATGCTCGCGACTGCTCCGATGGAGCGGATGATGGCGGTACTCGCGCAGCTGCAGGAGCAGCGGCGTGAGCGGATCGACTACATCTACCAGATCAACGGGATCGGCGACATCCTGCGCGGGCAGGGCGATCCGCGGGCCACAGCGACGCAGGAGAAGATCAAGGCCGACTACGGCAGCCTGAGGTTGAAGCAGATGCAGCAGGATTTGGGCGCCTTCATCGCGCGCGTGCTGGAGATCAAGGCGGAGATCATCTGCGAGAAGGCTCCGCCAGAAGTGCTGGCCGACGTGTCCGCGATCGGCGAGGTCGAGCCGGATCGAAACGTCGTGCAGGCGGCGATTCAGATGCTCAAGAACCAGCGCGTGCGCGACCTGCGGATCGATGTCGACGAAGAGTCGATGGTCGCGTTGAAGGACGAGGACGACAAGCGTTCTGCGCTGGAGTTCGTCGGGCAGATGCAGCCGATGATTGCGGCGACGGCGCAGGCGATGAACGAGTCTCCGGCGCTGCTCGACGTGAGCGCGGAGGCGATGCTGTTCGCGGCGCGGCGGTTGCGGGCGGGCCGGGACTTCGAGGGGGCGCTGGAGTCGTTCGCGGAGGCGGTTCGTCAGCAGGCCGAGGCGGCGCGGAAGGAAGCGCAGTCGAAGCCGCCGCAGCCGCCGTTGCCGCTCATGGTCGAGCAGGTCAAGGCGCAGAACGCGGCGAGGCAGGAGGATTTGGAGCATCAGCACAAGCTGGAGCAGATTGGCACGCAGGCGCAGGTGGAGCGCGACAAGGAGCGCTCGCAGGCGCTCTCCGAGGCCGCGATCGAGCAGGCGCGGGTCGAGTCGAAGGAGCGCATCGCGCAGATGGAGTCGTCGCTGGATGCGCGGCTCGCGCAGATCGAGCTCGCGGCCGACATGCGGCTGGAGAAGTACAAGGCCGACCTTAAGGCGCAGAACGAGCGCGACATGGCGGTTATGCGCGAATCGCAGGTCGTCAAGGCGATGCGCGCAAAGAAAACGATGCGCGAGAAGGCCGACGGGAGCTTCGAGGTCGAGGTAGAAAACGACGGACACATGCAGTAACAGAGGAAGGGAGCAGACATGGCGGCCACATTCAGCGCGACCGCTGCGGCGGCGACGTTCGCATCGGCCAAGTCGATGCTGGCACTGTTCAACGGGTCGGGGTCGGGGCGCGTGCTGCGGCTCTATCGCGTCTACATGCTGAACAACCAGACGAGTGCCGTGACGGGCGTCATCACGACGATGGCGCTGCGGAGGATCACGGCACTGTCCGGCGGAACGGCGGTGTCGGCGGTGAAGCACGACACGAACTCGTCCAACCTCGTGGCGCAGGTGGCGATCGCGACCGGTGGCACGGCGACGGACGGGGCTGACCCCGACTTCATGCGGTGGATGTGGTCAAACGACGAGCCGGCGGCGTCCTCGTTGACGAACGACGAGTCGGAGACGATCCCCTCGCTTGCGCTGGTGTACGACGCGACGGGGTCGAGCGACTTGGAGCCGATCGTTCTGCGGGAGAACCAGGGCGTGGGTGTGCGTCACGTCGGCTCGTCGGCGGTCGGGAACTGCGACCTAATTTTCGTTTTCACCGACGCAGCGAGCTAACCCATGGCGCGGAGATACCGCGCATACGGGCAGGGCTCGTGGATTGCTGGCTCGGGGTCGGCGCCGCTCGCCATTTACAACCCGATCACGTCGGGCAAGGCGATCTACGTCCACGAGTTCGAGGTGCGCGCGATCACGCGCGGGGCGGCTGCGACTGCGACGAGCTACGCGCGCTTGTCGCTCGTGCGTGGCTCGTCGACTGGCGGAGAAAACGTCTCGCTGGCCGGGAACGACACGAATGACCTAGTCCCCTCTGGGCTAGTCGTTGTGCGGGACTGCGCGTGGTCGGTGACCGAGGAAATGTCCGCCTCGGCCGCGTACAAGAAGTTCGTGACGACCGGGAACCCGCTCGCCTACCAGGCGAACATCGGCCGCATCGGGAACATGTCCTGCGCGGGGCTGATGAAGCGATCTTTCGATTCGGCGGTCGAGCCGATTGTCCTCCGGGCTGGCGAATCGTGCGGACTGTCGGTGTCGGCCCTCAGCTGCGCGCAAGTGTTCAGGGCGAACGTGCTGTTGTCGGTATCTGGTGGCGGAACGTTCTCCTGCAACACGTACATCCGTGCGAACTCGGAGGCTGTCGGGCCGCTGGCGATCCGCAACGGGACGGCGTCCGACGTCGTCTACGTCCACGAGATCACGATCGAAGAGGTTGGGACGCTGGACTCCCCATACCTCCAGCTCGTGCAACTCCTGATCGATCCGGTCAACCTCGCGGACACGACTACGCACTTCCCGGTCGTGAAGTTCGACACGAACGACGCGGCGTTCCCCGGGACGATTGTCGGCAACGCGGCGGTGTTGCCGGCCAACGGCATCCCGCAGTTCTACATGTCGGACGCGAGCGCAGGCTCGCCGCGAGGTTTCAACTATCTCGGCACGAAGGACTTCGTCGGCCCGGCGTTCCGGTCGTTTTTCCCGGAGTTCACGCAGCAAGGCACAGGCGCCGGCACACAAGCCGATGCGCGGCTCGTCGGCTTGAGCGGCCGGGCGTGGAACCTGCTTGGCCGCACGAACCCGGAGGCGATCGTCCTGCGGCCGGGGGAGGCCATCGGCATTGTGTCGGCGGCGGAACTGGCGACTGGCGCGACGGCCGTCGCGGTGTCAGGGTGGTCGCAGTTCGATTTCGGCCTCACCATGTCCGCGCAGGACTTGGTGACGCCGACGATCACGCTGACGGGGCTGGAAACCGGCGCCAAGGCCGCGTTCGTGAAGGCCGGTACGGACACGCTGCTTCACTTCGCGACGGAAAGCGCGGGGTCGATCAGCTACACCTTCGACGCTTCGCCTGGTGACTTCGTGGACATCGCCATCTTGGCCGCTGGCTACGTCTACCAGAAGATCGAGGGCATCGAACTGCTGGCGGCGGTGCAGACGATCCCGGTGACACAGGTCGTCGATCCGATCTACGACGCGATGTTGTCGGAGGCGGTCACGTTCGACGCAGCGACGAAGCGTATCATCTGCGACGCCGGGAACACCTCGTTGAGCGTGCCGGCGACTTACACCGAGTGGGTCGACTGGGCGCTCACGAGCACGAACTTGCGCTACTTCCGCGCCTTCGAGAACCAAGGCGGGACGGTCATTGACAGCGGCGCCGGCACGTCGATTCCTGCTTACTGCTACCTCGTGAACTCGTGGCGCGCGCGTCCGCAGGAGGCGAGCCATACGCTCGCGGTGACGGACGGCATCCTACTGGTCAATGGCGGTGGCGATCCGTTCGTGAACACACTCGGCAGTTACGTGGTACGGATCAACTACCAACAGCCGGTGCAGGCGATCACGGTATCGACCGGCGGCGGTGGCGGGACGGACTGGACCGCGACGGAGCGCGAGCACATTCGCAACCGTCTAGGCATCGACGGCAGCGCAAGCGTGCCATCGGCCACGCCGACACTGGCGACTGCGACGGCCGTCGCAGCGGTCCAGACCGACGTGGACACGCTGGAAGCGCGACTCACCGCCGGTCGGGCTTCAAACCTCGACAACCTCAACGCGACGATCACGAGCCGCGCCGCACCGGGGGACGCGATGGGCCTCGTCGCGGACGCGTTGGACACCGCCGCGCTTGCGGCATCGGCCGTGGCCGAAATTCACTCCGGGCTTGCGACCGCCGCGGATCAGGCGGCTATCAAGGCCAAGACGGACAGCTTGACGTTCACGACCGCGGGGCAGGTGGACGCCAACATCCAGTACGTGAACGACGTCGAGGTGACTGGTAACGGGCAGACCGGCACGGAGTGGGGGCCGGCGTAGGTGGGCAGCTCGTGGGGCTCGTCGTGGCTGTCGTCATGGGGCGCCTCGTGGGGCGGGACGACACCGCCCCCGGTCAATCCCTACCTATCCGGGGGCCCGGGCTTCCACCTTCGCCCGCCGCGCGAGCGGGAGGACGACCGGCACGTTGACCGCGCCGAGCTGCGGCGGATGCTCGAAGCCGCCTTCGCCGACGCGCCACGCGATCCGGTAGTGAAGGCCGTCAAGCGCGCGCACCCGATCGCGGAGAAGACGGTCCGCAGCATCCCGCGCGTGGACTGGTCGGCGCTCCTGGCCGATGCGGAGGCCTGCGAACGCGTGCTGGTGCGGTACGCGTCTCGGATCGCAGCCGGTGCGACTCGAACGCAGCGGCGCGAGAAGGCGCGCGAGGAACTGAGCTACTCGACCGACGCGATCGACGACATGCTGCGCACAATGCGGAGCGCCCGCCTCGCTCGTCGCCGTCGGGCTGCACGCGCTGCGCTGTTGCTCTTGTAACGCCATTTCGCTGGTTACGTCTTGCTGATGCGGAGAAACCGCATCGCAAACGGCGTGCGCGCGCGCGATTCTGTGCGCGATGCCGCTCTACGAGTATCGCTGCGCTGCTGGTCACCTGACGGACGAGTACCGCTCTGTCGAGGACCGCTCGCGCGCGACGGTCTGCCGTTGCGGTGAGCTGGCCGAGAAGATCG